TGCTACATTCCCTGCTCCTCTTTATACTTCATGGTTTCAATCCTTTAATCAAGATACTGGCAACCAAGTAAACTATCAAGCAGTTGGTAGTGGTGCTGGTGTCCGCCAGTATATTGCTGGAACAGTTGACTTTGGTGCCTCTGATGGTGCTGTAAGTGATGAGAAGCAAAAGATTCCAATGGTCCACATTCCTATGACTGGTGGTGCTATTGTTCCTGCTTACAACTATCCTGGTTGTGATGCCAAGATGACACAGACACAACTTGCTGATGTATATCTTGGTAAGATTACTAACTGGTCTACCTTTGGTTGTGCTGATAAGCAACTGACTGTTGTTCATCGTTCTGATGGTAGTGGCACCACAAAAGGTTTCACTAACTCCCTGTCTGCATTCTCTCCCGAGTGGAAGAAGAATGTCGGCACTGGTAAAGCAGTAGCATGGCCTGCTGGTATTGGTGGTAAAGGTAACAGTGGTGTTGCTGCCGGTATCAAACAACTTGAAGGTGCTATTGGTTATCTGAACTATGGTTATGTTGTCAACAGCAATGATTTCCAACAAGTATCACTACAAAACAAAGCAGGCAACTATGTCACAGCAAATGCTGAAACATCTGCGGCAGGTCTATCACAGATCGTTTTGGACGATCAGCTTCGTGGCGCTGACGCTAACCCTGCTGGTGCCAACGCATACCCTATTGTCTCCCTTACTTGGATCCTAGCGTATCCTGAATCCAAGACTGGTGTCAAAGAAACTCTTCGTTATATGTTGAGTGAGAAGGCACAAGCAATGTCTGATGGTCTTGGTTATGTTCCTCTTCCAGAGGATCTTCGTCAGAAAGCACTTGCTGCTGTTGAAACCATTCAATAGGTGTTGACAAAACTTTATCTTTCCTATATAATATGTAAAGATTTATAACGGAGTGTAACATGACTGTAACAACGAATGATCGCGGACAACAGAATCTGTTCGCTAAAGAACCCCAGATGTATGTCTCTCAGACTGATGCTGAGCGTTATGGATATGAGTCATATGCCGAAAGGGCGGAGAAATTGAATGGACGCACTGCTATGCTTGGATTTGTTGCTGCTGTTATCTCTTATGCTACTTCCGGTAGTGTATTTTTCTTTGGTGTCTTCGGATTCTGATGACTGAAATTATCTTCACCGTCACGACAGTTGCTTTTTTCTGTCTGCTCGGTTATACTGTGGAACAACTTTCAGAAACCTACTGATGGAAAACTCTCTACTTGAAATTCTGACTTATTATGTAATTGGAGGAGCACTGCTTGTCGGTGCGCCAGCAGTATTCTTTTTCGTAGTCTTCATGTCAGCTCTTCAAAATACGAAGGGTCGTATGGTAGGTTACAAAGACCACAAACAGTATGGTGACATTTCGTCTTATGAGAATGCACCAGTAGACCAAAGCAAATTCTACTTCGTATTGAGTGAAGGCGAATAGATAGAAAACATTTCTAATTATTATGCCTGATCCCAATGCTCTCTATGATGACATGGAGAAACTCAATGCTTTATACGAAGAACTTTGCTGGGATCATGATGACGAACTGATGTTTAGTCATGATGGAAGCAAAATTATCATTTACAACAAAACACAGGAACTAGAAAAATGAACGAAAACGCAGAACGGATTAATGGTTGGGCAGCAATGATCGGAGTCATTGCCGCAATGGGTAGTTATGCAACAACAGGACAAATCATTCCAGGTATTTGGTGATGGGATTTGTAGTAGCAGCACTGCTGTTTCTTATTCCAATTGGCGCAGCAGTTAGAAACTCATGAGTATAGAATGGGCACAGGCAACTATTTTTTTCTTAGCACCCCTATTCTTTATGCTCCTCTTCATAGAAACTAATGAAGATGATGATGGACCACCAGACGGAGGGATGATGACACCAGTTTACGCACCGTCACCCTCTTGACACAGAAAACAAAAGAGTTTATAATTCGGGGGTACTACGCACCCCCTTTTTAATGCTTGGCCGAATCGCTGCTTATACTTCTTTGATACTTCTTAGTGCTTCATGCGCTACTAAGGCTGTAGAGATGGAGAAAGAAGTTGTGAGTATTCCTGTAGAACCCTATGTACCTACTTGGAAGTGTGAAGATTGCACTCCAGAAGAAAAGTATGTTCTTGAACAACTACAAGACAAAACAAGAATTACAGATCGTAATGCCTTAGCAACGATCATGGGTAACATCAAACAGGAATCTAAGTTCATCTCCAACATCTGTGAAGGTGGTACTCGGGTAAATTATGAGGACTGTCTTGTTGGTGGGTATGGTTTGATTCAGTGGACCAGCGTTAATCGTTATGATAATCTTGGGAGATTTTGTAATAAATTCGATTGTGACCCCAGCACTCTAGAAGGTCAGACTCGCTATATGATTAACGAGAACATCTTCCAACGCTACCTCCCTGAATTTGAGGGCAGTGGTAAAACTGTCCACCAATACATGGTTCCTGCATACTATTGGTTGGGATGGGGAATCAAAGGTAACAGAGAACTTTACGCATACGACTACACAAAAAAACTTGTACTGGCATGATTAATACACTTACAGATACTCTTAAGAATATTTTAGGATTTACTAAACAGAAAGAAGTTAAATGTACTATTGATGACTTAGAAGCACCTTTATTTGAATGTGGACCAGGACACTTCAGTCATGGATATAGTCCTTATGTTGGTATTCCTGCACCAAAAGTTTTAAAAAATGATCCTTGGTTTGGAGAACCCGTGAAATCAGAAAAACAACTAGAGTATGAACACATCAACGATGATCCTCATGATGGATGGTGGTTGTGTCCTGAGTGGCAAGACCCCAAAGAACCTGACAACATCCATGAAGTGATGTATGATATGGCAACCAAGTGTGGTAAGACTACAACTCAGTTAGACCCAGTTGGTGGGTCAGAAAACTTCCAAGGAGGATCGGAGAATATTCATGGTTGATGATTGGAGGTACAGTAAAGAGAAACTGAAACTCAGAGAACAAGCTCTTCTCATTTTGTTAAGTAGGTATGGTGTTGAACTTGACAACACAAGAAAATCAAAGTATACTAATCAATCTATATACGAGTGTGCCCATGACTGGGTATCTCAAGGCAATGTAAATTGTAACGGCATTACCAAATACTACGAGGCGTATTATGCAAAAAGTAATTAATGTTTTAGCAGTCCTATCATTTGTAGGAACTGCAGGTATCATCGGTGGAGGCACCGCACTATATCTCAATAAGGATTCTATTATTGAGAATGCAAAAAATCAAATCGCAGCAGCAGCATCAGAAGCAATTGCTGGTGCTCTACCTGGAATGATGGATTCTGCAATGCCAGAACTTCCTAGTGCTACTGGTGGTGCTATAGGTATGCCTGCTGCCACTGGTGGTGCTCTACCACTTCCCACAACTACTGGACCCGCTCTACCTTTCTGATATGAAAAAGATTATTATGGCCTTGATGGCAGCATGTCTTGCTGCTCCTGCAATGGCAGACCCTATTGGAAAGGATGATTATTATACTAATCATTCTATGGGATGTATGCTTCTTCAGGAATGCACTGATGATGTGAAGGAAGTGCATAGTTTGTTGGATGTCTCCTCAAATTATGACAACTCTGAATCATTTACTTCAGTGGCACAAGAGTTCAATCATATGATGTCTTCACTGAATCATGTTGGTGTAAGGGTATATCTTGCTGATGAGAAGTATTTTCCAGTAGGACATCGTGGTGTCTATCATACTGTGAGTAATAACTTCTATCTAAACAAAACATTCATGGGTCGTCCTCATGTCCTAATGAGTGTGATGCGACATGAAGGATGGCACGCTGCACAAGATTGTATGGCAGGAACGATTGATAATAGTTTGATTGCTCTTATCCTACCAGAAGAAAGTGTTCCTGAGATGTGGCAGGAGATGACACGTAGGGCATATGCATTGCAACCAGCAGCAATTCCGTGGGAGAAGGAAGCAATGTGGGCAGGTAAGACAGAAGGTATGACTATGAATGCATTGAATGCTTGTGCTGCTGGTCAAATGTGGACTGAATATGAACCAACTCCTTTAACTAGAGAGTATCTAGTTAAAGAAGGTTATATTTCTAAATAGAGATGCGTTGCTCCATATGGAATGCCGGAAGAAGTCAAAAAAGAAGAACCCAAAAAGAAGGGTATTCTTGGAAAGTTAAAGGCAGCAGCAGATGACAAAGAAGAACAGCTTGCTATTCTGTCTACTTTTGTTAGGCTCGGCATCCTTGTTTGGTCTGGCGGAATACTCACGCTGGCATACATCAAACTTCCACCTGCACTCGGTATACCAGAGCAAAAACTAGATCCGACTTTCATAGCCAGTGTCTTCACGGGGGTGCTGGCTACTTTTGGCGTCCAGGCAGCAAAGAAAGCAGGAGAAAGTAATGGCAATGGTGGTGGTATCAGTAAAGCAGATATGGAAAGATTGATTGCAGCAGCAGCACAAACTGCACCTGCTCAAACTATTCGTATCGAACAAGCACCAATCCAAATTGGATTTGCTTCAACAGAAAAACCTTACCAGATGTAATCTTATGAACTTCTTTAAATGGACTGCATTAGGAGTTGGTGGTGTTGTTGCCGTAGCACACATCGGTGTTCTGGGACATATAATCAATGCAACTAAAGTTCCAGAAGCACCAGTTATTAATTTTCCGAGGGGAGATTATTCCTCTTATAAAATTGAGGCAGGTAAAGAAGGTTATAGTATAGAATATAAAGCAAACGATCCTGCTATTCTTGAGTCACAAAAATCTTTATCATTGGATAAAGAAAAGAAAGGATTTTTTGGTCGTGGTGGTCATGAAAATCGTCGTGAGTGGCGTAAAGACCAATTCACTATGGACGGCACTAGAAATTTAGGAGGTGTTGGAGGAGACGGCGAGGGAAAGTTGACTGCCCGAGAAGAAGAGTGTTTAGTGGCGGACGCTGGCGCACGGTCACAAGGTGC